AAATAAATCACAAAAGACTTGACTTCTCCTGTGCCGTTATATATACTATAGCACACAGGAGATTTTTTATGAGTAAAGCATTTGGCGCACCAGAGCAGGCAAAGATTAAGCAAATCGTTTCAGAAGGCATGACAGTTATGCAAGAGATTCAAGATTTGACAGAAGGTCTTAATGAGACCATTAAAGCAGTAGCAGAAGAGCTTGAAGTTAAGCCAAGCGTTATTAAGAAAGCTATTAAGATCGCACAAAAAGATCAATGGGATCAAGTATTCCGTGAATTCGACGATTTGGAAACAATCGTTGATATTAGTGGACACGCTAACCGTCGTGAAGATTAATGATAGATACAATTTTTAAACCTACACTTGAATGGATACAATATGATTATCGCACTAATAGTTTTCGCTTTGCTGTTGAGCTTTTGGCTTGGGCTATCAGTATCGGCTGCTCAATTACAATGGCCGTCACTGTACCAAATCCTCCGCTACTGTACTTATATCCTGTTTGGATCAGTGGTTGTGGTATGTATGCTTGGGCTAGTTATACTAGGCGATCATTCGGCATGTTGGCTAACTACATCTTGTTAGTAAGTATAGATTCTGTTGGTCTTATTAGAATGTTAGCTAAATATTTTTGAGAAAGGTTCAGCGAGCCACAAATCGCTATATAGAAGGTTGCCGGCCATAAACGGTAGGAGAAAATATGAGTTACGTTGATGCCATTTGGGATCGCGAGAAAGACATTGTACGTGTCGTTGAGCGTGATCCCAAAAAGGGTAGAATCTATCAAGATTACCCTGCAAAATATCTTTTTTACTATCCTGATCAAAAGGGTAAGTATCGTTCGATTTATAATGAACCACTTAGCAAAGTTACTGCTAAGAGTTGGAAAGAATTCATTAAAGAACAAAAAATTCATTCAGGACATAAACTATACGAAAGCGATATTAACGCCGTATTCCGTATACTTGAAGAAAATTATCTAGGACAAGATGCTCCTAAACTAAATGTAGCCTTTTTCGATATTGAGGTGGACTTTGATCCAGAACGTGGCTATGCGTCTCCGGATGATGCATTCATGCCAATTACTGCGATTTCAGTTCACCTACAATGGTTAGAAACACTAGTTACATTTGCTATTCCTCCAAAGACATTAACTATGGAGCAGGCACAAGAACAAGTTAAAGACTTTCCAAACACAATGCTTTATGAAACTGAAGCAGAAATGTTAGATGCGTTTTTAGATCTTATTCACGATGCTGATGTTATTAGTGGGTGGAACAGTGAAGGATTTGACGTACCGTATACTGTTAATCGTGTTACAAAAGTTTTGTCAAAAGAAGATACAAGACGTTTCTGCTTATGGGATGCTATGCCTAAGAAACGTGAATATGAAAAGTATGGCAAAGACGCTGTTACATATGACTTTGTAGGTCGTGTTCACTTAGACAGTTTAGAGTTGTATCGCAAATACACTTATGAAGAACGTCATACATATCGACTAGATGCGATTGGTGAAATGGAAATTGGTGAACGTAAGACTGTATATGAAGGCACACTTGATCAATTATACAATAATGACTTTAGAACATTTATCGAATACAACAGACAAGATACGGCATTGTTAGATAAACTAGATAAGAAATTAAAGTTTATTGATCTAGCAAGTACTGTTGCTCATGAAAATACAGTATTGTTACAAACAACAATGGGTGCGGTAGCTGTTACAGAACAGGCTATTATTAATGAAGCACATCATAGAGGTTTGATTGTTCCTAGTCGTCCTAAACGTGATGATACATTAGATACACAAGCGGCTGGTGCGTATGTTGCGTATCCTAAAAAAGGATTACATGATTGGATCGGGTCATTAGATATTAACTCACTTTATCCATCTGTCATTCGTGCGCTTAATATGGGCCCAGAAACTATTATTGGGCAATTACGCCAAGAGTATACTCGTAACGAAATTGACGGTAAGATTGCTAAAGGCAATTCATTTGCCGCTAGTTGGGAAGGTAAGTTTGGTAGTAACGAGTACGAACTTGTAATAGCCAAAGACAAAGCCAACGATATTATTATCGATTGGGAAAGCGGAGAAACTGATGTACTCACAGGAGCACAAATTTACGAGTTAATGTTTGAAAGTAATCAACCATGGATGATTAGTGCTAATGGTACAATTTTCACACACGAACATGAAGGTATTATTCCTGGACTGTTAAAACGATGGTATGCTGAACGTAAAGAAATGCAAGCCAAATTAAAAGAAGCGATAAAGGCAGGAAATAAAATTGAAGAAGAATACTGGGACAAACGACAACTCGTTAAAAAGATTAACCTTAATAGCCTGTATGGTGCTATTCTTAACGCTGGGTGCCGCTTCTTTGATAATCGTATTGGACAATCAACGACCCTTACAGGTAGATGTATTGCCCGTCACATGGCCGGGAAAATCAACGAAGTCATTACAGGCGAATACAACCACATCGGAAAGAGCATCATTTATGGAGACACTGACTCCGCTTACTTTAGTGCCTATACATCCTTAAGGAAAGAAATCGATAAGAAAGAAATTCCTTGGACTAAAGAAACAGTTGTTCAATTGTATGATCAAATTGCTGAAGAAGTTAATGGTACATTTCCACAGTTTATGCTTGATGCGTTCCACTGCCCTAAGTCACGTGGCGAAGTTATTAAGGCAGGACGTGAAATTGTTGCCATTAAAGGCTTGTTTATTACCAAGAAGCGTTATGCTGTATTGTATTATGACAAGGAAGGCAAACGTAGTGACATAGATGGTAAGCCTGGTAAAATTAAAGCCATGGGCTTAGATTTGAAACGTAGTGATACGCCAGAATTTATGCAGAAGTTTTTAGAAGAAATCTTAACTAAGGTACTCAATGGCAGTCAAGAAGAAGAAATTCTAGATCGCATTAGCGAGTTCCGAACAGAATTCAAAGCCCGCCCAGGTTGGGAGAAAGGAAGTCCAAAACGTGCCAATAATATCGCGGAATACGAAGCTAAAGAGAAGAAGTCTGGCAAGACTAATATGCCGGGCCATGTTAGAGCAAGTATTAATTGGAATACGCTCAAAAGAATGAATGGCGACAAATACAGTCAACAGATCGTTGATGGTATGAAAGTTATTGTTTGTAAAATGAAAACCAATCCATTAGGATTTACTAGTATTGCTTATCCTGTGGATGAATTGCGTTTACCTAAATGGTTCCAGGACCTTCCATTCGATCACGGAGAGATGGAAGCTACTATTATTAACAATAAGGTAGAAAATCTTATTGGCGTATTAGAGTGGGATTTAAAGTCAACTACTCAAAATAATACGTTCGGCAGTTTATTCAACTTTGAATAAAAATTATTTGACTTATACCAAAAACCTAAATATACTTAACAAAAGGAAACTAAAATGAAAGATATTCTACAAGACATCGTGGGTCATACTCACAACCTAGGCTTTTTAAACATCGTTAAAGTTACTGGCGATGATAAGAAAACATTAATCGACAGTATGGCTGATGACCGTAGTGTTATTATGTACGCCGAAACAGCAAATCCATATCCAGATATGATCGGTACATTTGGTATGCCACAATTAAACAAATTGAAATATTTGATCGACGGTGCTGAGTACAAAGAAAATGCTACTATTGAAGTTGTTACACAAGACCGTAATGGTGAAACTATTCCAGTAGGCATTCACTTTGAAAACAAAGACGGAGACTTCAAGAACGATTATCGTTTTATGAATACAGAGATCATTAACGAAAAGTTAAAGACTGTAAAGTTCCGGGGCGTTAAGTGGGATGTTACTATTACTCCTAGCGTACAATCTATTCAACGTTTTGCTTTCCAAGCAGGTGCTAATACAGAACATACAACATTCTTAGCAAAGACAGACGGCACTAATCTAGTGTTTACATTCGGTGATGCCGCAAGTCACGGTGGTGAGTTTGTATTTGCTACAGACGTTACAGGTAAATTGAACAAAGCATGGACATGGCCTGTTGCTAGTGTGTTGAGTATTCTTAAGATTGCCGACGCTAACAATGCTACAGTAAGTTTCAGTAATGAAGGCGCAATGCAGATTGAATTAGACAGCGGTTTGGCAACATACAAATATATCATTCCAGCAC